TAGCCATTTATCTAGTCTCCCTTAAGCAAAATCTACAACGCCACGAACGATTGCTTCTTGTCTTAGAACTTTTCTTCCAAAAACATGCAATCCTCTAACAACGTCGGAGAATGATTCAGTTGAACGTACCACTTCAGTCTTTGCGATGTGGGACGCTGTTGCAGCATGATGAAATGTGACCTGCTAAAACAAGATTTTCAGAACCATCTGTTGCTAGTCCTGACATTGTTACTTGGTCTGTACCTGCTGTGCTATTTAAAGCTGTAGACTTGTAACATCTAAAACCTGCAAGAGTACCGATTGTTGCAAGTCCGTTTCTTAGGGTAGAAGTTGCGTCGCCAGTTACCTGTACTTCAGCAATCTTGTTACCTGCTTGAAACATCTTCTCGTAGAAGATAGGAGGAGCAACAAACCATCTGTTCTCTTCTGGCACAGACTGGTCGTCAAGCACTCTTGCCATTAATAGCATGAGGTTGATACCTGCATCGTCAGTTTCTACGTTAATAGGAGAAGATGCTGTACCTAAAGTTGACGCAGTAGTTATTAAACCACCTGCTAAACTTGCATCATCAGCACCTGCAATACCTGCACCATTTGCTAATGTTTGCAACACGTTTGCATCGTATTTTCTCTTTAAAGAAAAAGCACCTGAAGAAGTTGCTAATGCTTCAAAGTTGACATGAGAGTGTCTCTCTTCAATGTCATCGATTTTAAATGCAAATGCGTTAGCTTGGTCAACGGTCAATGTAATTTGATCGTCTGCCAAGTCTTGAGTGTTTACCACAGAACCCCTTGAATAACTAGATACAGTTATTGTTGGTTCTTTGATAATATTTACAGTGTCACCAAAGTTTTCAATTTCACCAGTGTAATCGGTATTCGTAATATCTTCTGCAACCGAAGCACGTCTGAAGAATTTGAGAACTTTTTGGCTAAATATCTGAGGAGCAAAATTACCTGACGGTAAATTATTGTACCCAGAAGCGGAATTGAAAGCCATTTTTCTCTCTCCTTTTTTTGAGGTTTTAGCTGTTCATGTCAATTCGCCCTTCTCTCCGTGCTAGATCGATATCAGCTTCAAGCTTCTCGAACTCCCACGGTTTAAGTCTGGCGATGTCAGAGCCTTTCCAAACTTTTTTGTTTGCATTTGCATTAGTAGTAATTTCTTTTGCTTTAGTCGTTTTTACTGCTTCTGCCGCACTCTTTGTAGTTTGTTTAGGTTCTTTTTTTATACCAACATCGGCTTTATATAGGTCTAATACTCTACTTGCCCACTTTGCGTCTTTGTTGTTTTTGTATATGCCATCAGATATTGATTTAGGTTGTTCATCTAACCACTGTAAAAACTTTTCGTCAGTCTTGATTTCTTGAAAATCAGGATGAACTCTGAGAAGTTCTTTGTAAGCGTTTTGAACAATTAAATCTTCTTCTCGCTTTTTAAGAGAGTCAATCTCACCACGTAGATCTCCTGCTCTTTGTTCTGCCTGCATAGATGCAACAGATTCAACAACTTTATAGACGTCTGGATACTTTTGTTTAAACTCCATAACTTCTTCTGGAGTCGTTGGTATTTCTACGCCAGTATCCGAAACTTTATTAGCAACTTCTAGAGCTTCACGCTCTTTCTTCCACTCTTCCAGTTTTTTGTCATAATGTCTTTTAAGATCATCATAACGTTTTTTGTAGACAGTTCCATCTTCTTCTTTTGTATCCACAAAACTATCACCGCTTGGAGTGGCTTCTTCTGAAGTGTCCGTTTGAGCTTGTTTTGCTTCTTGCTCTGTCTGTTGTTCCTCATCATCATCTTTGTAAACATCTTCTCGATACTTACCACGATAAAGATTAGGTTCGTTTATAGTGCCAAAAGAATCATTTGGTTTATTAGCTCTTAAGCCTTTTACTTGTTTTGCCATAGTTTTTATACCTCATCTTGCAGTGCCACTGGCTGTGGGTAGCTGCTTCGGTTTGTCAGGGCCACAAATGTGGGTAGCTAACGGAATCTTTTCATTACACGCTAAGTTGTCGTGATAGAAATGATTTTTTATCAGGGTTCTCCTGAATTTCTCTAGGTCGTGACGGGGGTGTTTGTTTTGTTTTTGTTCGTTTTGTATTCAACCACGTCAGTGCATTCTTTGCTCTTACATATTCTGGACTGTTTTTGTTCTTTATTTTATCTAACAATCCTAATTGTAAAGCATTGCTAATACTTCTTGTATTATTATAAACATCTTTAAACGTTCCGTATCTTGCTTCGTCGTTTTCATTTATACCAAAAGCACCTAAGTGGTACACTGAGTATAAGACGGCTTTATCAACTGGATCTACATTCTTGTATGCAGGAAAATTTTCTTCAAATTTATTGTACTTTGTATTTAATACAGTCTTATTAATTTCATCAAGTTCTTCATCAGTAAGCATAAAATTATCATCTATCTGAACTTGTTTTCCTACCTTACCAGAATAAGGAAGTAACTTTTCTAATAGTGGCTTTGAGAAATTAAAATTACGTAAGTCTGATTCGCTATGTCTGCCTATATCAAATCCTATTCCTACAGTAAAACCACTATTATTTGACGGAACATTACCTTTTCTAGGGTCAACTCTAGGATCAATCTCTAAAAGATTTAGTAAATCGTAAGCTTCTGCTCTATCTTTTGGTAAATTAAGATTAACTTTTCTTTCATCTATAAGATTTCTAAAGTTATCATATTTCTTTACATCAGCAGGTCTTGTTTCTACGCCTTGTATTTTTTGTGTACTTAAATCTTCAGGTCTTGGTGTGGGTAATGCCTGTTTTTCTCTAGGAGATAAAAATCCTTTTATTTTGTCTCCTAGTTCATCAACCACAAATCTTCCTAGATCTTGTAGAAAGTTACCTTCATCTTCGCCCATAATGTTGGATTTATCTTCAACAACGTCGCCTTTTGCTTTTCTTATAAATCCACCACGATTTGCTTGCTTTTGTGATTCTTGTTGTCTACGTTCAACTTCACGTTTACCACGATTATTTATTTTTTCTAACTTGTCGTAACCTATTTCTTCTGCTATAACTTTCGGTATGTAGACTTCATTTCTTGAAACTGCGAGTTGTACACTACTCTTTACTGGTATTTTAGGGTTTCCGTACTGAATGTCAACCCCTTGTTCTCTTAAACTTTCAATAGCATCAAGAATCATCTTTACGATATCTTGTCTACCTGCAAATTCAGCAGCAGGTGCATTGATTATAAAATCACCTTCTTCTGCTTCCATCGGTATATCGTCAGCTATGGTCTGTTGATCGCTAGCGTTTTGCTGTGGAGCAATAAACCCTGCTCCTTGTACTATTGTTGATACAGGTTTTACAGTTGTGCCACCTTCTTGCTTTCCTATACGCCCACCTTTTGCTGTGGCATATCCTCCACCACCACCAAATCCAGTATCACCCATGGAGCTAGAATCAGCACCACCATCGTTATCATCCGAACTGTTATTATCATTTCCCACATTTGACACGTACTCTTGAATTTTTGATGGTAAGGTTGCTTCTTCCATTTGATATGTGGTAGCATCAGTCTGTTCATCAAATATGTTCTCAAAGGTATCTAAGCTTTCCGTTTCAACATCAGGTATAGGTGCTGTTCCAAATACAGGTTCAACAGGAGGGTCTAAATCAAAATAATCATCACCATATACACTTGATACAGGATTACCTATTTCTGTTAAATAGCTTGTTGTATCAGGAGTAGATGATATTTCTCCTGAATTTATTTTGTCCAATAAGCTTTGTGCTTGACTAGCACTTAAATCTTGTGCTTGTACTATGTCTGCTCTACCCCCAGTGTAGGCTATTCCACCAGTTCCTGTCGTTATCATTTCACCCATACCAGTAGCAAAACCACCAGTGCCAGTTGTATATGTTAAGTTACCCTGAGAGTCAACGGCAACTCCAGTTACCGCTCCCGTTCTGCCAAAACCTAAATCAACCTCTCCACTGTCAGGATCAAATAATCCCATTCTTTCTTCACCTGAACCAACTACACGACTTCTGTCATAATCTTCCCCTGCAGGTATGTATCTCTCCATAACATATGGACTTACTAAACGACCCTGAGATACTTCTCGTATAACTTCTTGTATACTTGGGTATTCTCTGCCATTAAATATAACAGGTCCAACTACATCAGCTTCAGCATACGTTCCCACTCCTACTGCATCTAATCCTAATGCTGTACCCAAAACGTTTTCAGTTAGAGGAGAAGTCGTTAGGTCAATAATTCTTCCTGTAGACTTTTCTTGTACTTGAACTGCTCCGTACAAAGGTTGTCCGACAGCCGCTCTTTCAGCGTCTGACCTTTGTCGTTCAACAAACTTTCCCCCCATAGTATTTGCAAGACTACCAAGTCCGGGAATAGGACTAAATAAAGTTGCTGAGTCTAAAACGCCTGCTACTCCGGGTACTTTTGTAGCAACTGTCTTGCCCGACACAGGACTTACATCAGTAATGACTTCAGAAGGTCCAGTTACAAATACTTCGTAAAGTCTGTCTCCAATTCTGTCTAAATAACTTTTTTGCTCTTCTCCTTGAGCGTTAATAGTTGAACTTGTTTCTATTGTATCAACACCATACGCAGCTTTTCTAAGTTCTACGGCTTCTATAAGATCAGCTTCAGTTAAATCATAATCAAAAGTTGTTGCGTCTTTACCACCAACATTAGTAAGAAAGTCCGATCCACTTGCTACTGTAATTCCAGATGTGTCTATACCCCCTGAAACTTCTTGTGTGCCTGTTCCTGTGCTTGTTCCTGTAGTTATATATTGACGTTGTCCTAGTGGGTCTACATTAGTAACTACATTTCTTACTTCATTATTTATGGAAGGGGGAACACTATAAGTTCTACCTCCCTCCTGTATCACAACTGACCCGTCGGGTAAAACAACAGGTCGTGCGTCAGGTGGTAACCTACTAAGAAACTCTTCAGCAGTCTCTGCTCTTTTGAACAGATCTATTTCAGATTCTTTTACTGGTAGGTTTCTTAGTACCATTACTTATCCTTGTTGTTCTGGAGGGAGAGGATTATTTCCAGTAAAGCCGCTTTCCCCTGAAACTGGCGTAGCTCCGACTCCGATGTTGCCTGCACCAACGCCCTGTACACTACCGTCTGTTGGTGTTTGACCCATTCCTCCAGAGCCTGCCATGCTGCCGGGTTGTTGATCAGGGGTTTGAGTCTGTTGTAGTTCATTTAAACCTCTTAATATTTCAGCAAATACCTTTGCTTGGTTTTCATCATTCACGAGACTGTCTGGATCTATATCTTGTGCTATTGCTAACTCTCTTATAAGATTAGGTATCTTAATAAACGGTGCAAGCATAGGATTAGCTGTTGTTTGCAACAAGGCTGTAAGACGTTGACTACGTACTTCCTTTTGCATAACCGCTGCAGTACCACGTGGTTTGATTTCTAAATCCCCTACTATATCAGGTGAATTGTCATTAAATTGCATATTCCACTGAAAGTATGCTTCTCCTAAAGGTTTGAGAAGATAATCGTCTATGTTTTTTATTACTGTTTTCATGGATAGGTTAGCACCACCCATAAGCATTGATAATCCTGCAGCTGTTCTACCCGTGCCACTTACGCCTGTTTGTCCGTGCATTATAGAAGGTATACCTGTTTCTTCATCCGCAAGTTGTCTTGAAAGCTGATACATCTGAATGTTTTCGGGTGCAGTGTTCGGAAACTTAAGTCCGTTCACAGCAGTGCCTGTAACACCCGATTGTCTTCTGAATATTTTTCCGGGGAATATATCCATGTTTTGACCGGGGACTAAACTTGCTTCGTCTACATCAAACACAAGGTTACCTGCTAATGCTAAGTTATCTATAGCCATTCTCATGTGACCATTCATAAGTAGCTGTGCATCTTCCATATTCTCTGGAACACCAGTTCCAAATATCTGATAAGGATTTATCTCATATGGAACAACGTGAAATGGTATCCTTGCAGGTGTAAACGGATTAAGAACAAACCGTATAACTTCATTACCACACACCCAAACATTTACCTGAAGCTGATCCATGCTGTTCATGTCTTGATCTACAGTACCACCTGCACCATCAATAAATGACTTATCCATGATACCCCAGTACTCTAAGACTTCAAATCTGTTTCTGTTGTAATTTGGCTCAGTTTCATCGTCACGTATAGTATCTTCGTAGTACTTATCTTCGTAGTTAGGACCTAATGCTATTATGTTGTCTATTGCTTCGATGTTGAAGTACGGGTAATTTGCTAAATTACGCAACTGCTGTCTATTCATTCGGTGTCTTTGAATTACATACTCACAGTCTTCAGATTTTATAGCTGATGGATCTGGGAAGAAATCCCAACACGATACGGCTTCTATTTCAGGACATATCATTTCAGTAGGAGTGTATGTCCTTTCACCCATCTCGTTTCTAGTCCATCTATGTACCCGTTTATTTTTCAACATAGGACCTTTAATGACACCAGTTCCAAGAAGTATTTGCTCAAATAGTGCTGTGCGTAATACGTTTACTGCACCTGTGTCAGTAAGCTGATCGTGTATTTCTTTTTCCATATTCAACGCTGCTTCTTGAGCAGGATTGATTTGTGGTTCACCTATCCTTGCAGGACCTTCTGCTAACGGTGTTCCCTCATATTTATCTTGTAAACCACCTAAGAAATCCATAGATCCGGGTTTAACTGGTCTGCCATCCCCGGGGAATCCGTATGGATCTAAAGGTTGTTCTGCTTGATCTAACGGTGTTTGCATATGAGCAAACTCGGCTATACCTTCAGGAACAGGAGTGGGTTCTACGACAATAGGAAACTTTTTATTTGCAAAAAGAATATCTGTTATCTGACCAAACGCTGCAAGAACTTTTGTTTTGGTTATTCTTAAAAATACTTTTGAACGTTCTGAGTCTCTGTACTGCGTTGTTGAATCGTAAATACCTTTGAAATTTTTGTAAGCTTTTAGCCAACGTTGTTCGTGGGTATATCGACCATTTTCCGCACTTTCAAATTTATCCTTGACATAGGCTACTACTCCGTGTAGTTCCTCTTGAGGATTTTCTACAGATGCTATGGTATCGTCAGGTGGTTGCAAGAAATTATCAGCCATGTGCTTTACCTATGTGTTATTAGTAGTCTCTTTCGTCAGCCATTTTGAATAACGAAGCTTCTACTGTAGGTTTAGTTTGCTTCTTTGGCATATCAACTTGTAAAGCATCTTGGTCTACTGTAGTAGTAAACTCTGGCTTTTCTCTGTATAATTGCTTAGAACCCATGTCATCGTTTATAGATGTCTTGTCCGAAGCCATAATGTAAGCCGCACCATAATCT